AAAACGCGAAATTCAATTGGTCTACTCATTGGAATACCAATCATAATTTTCATTGGTTGTTGCTTCTCTTGCTCTGTCATTTTGTCACACGCTCCTGTAATTGTGTGTACCTGTAAAAAATCGGGGAAAAGCGGTACAGGCTCCGCCTTGTCATCCGTCGACTATTCCCCGATCGCGCGAATCGCGCCTAATTATTATCCTTGATAACGGTCATTGCCTTGTACATTAATCGCGCTAATGCTAGAAGCTGTGTCTACTTTGGTAACATAAACTCCAAGATAGCGCTTGCCTTCTGTAATTTCTGTGTTCAGCACGTCTACAGTTGTTACATTTGTCGAAGCTGTTGCAACGCTAACTGTCGTTGTGGAAAGCAAAGTCGCTACTGCACCTGCCCATGTTGCCGCGGTGGATTCCCAAATTTGCACAACCATTGTACTCGCTGTTGTTGCTGTACCATGAGATACAACCGCCGCGAATCGTCCGAATTGGCTCATGTCAACGAGTGTACTGGATGAAACCGCCGCGCTAACGCGTGGGTAAATCGCTTCTGAAATTATTACTTGTTCGCTGATTTTTGCGTTTGGCATTTTTTTGACCTCCCTTTTATTATGTCAGTGTTACGAATGGCGACAGTGTAGAACCGCCAGCGCGTGGTGTAATTGCAGAATCAATCCAAGGTTGACCAGCAACGCGTGATACGAATCTCCAAGACTTCTCATCCGTTTGGAATTTAACGTGGATGCTTTCATCCACTGTCAATTGTTGACGATCGCCAATCAGATAATAACTCATGTCAGCAAGCAAGATATCGCCGGAAGTTCCCAATGCCGGAAGCTTCTCAGTAACAATCACTGGAACGCCATAAATCGTTTGTGGCAATGCTCCTGCGATTGTAGAATTTGAACCTGGCAACAGGATGTAGTTGCTGTTCTCATCTTTCAATTTGTAGATTTCAGGCAATACGGATTGATTGATAACCCATACTTTATTTGCGAGCGAGCCATAAGAACGCGCTAACATTGCAACCAAATCAACCGTACCTACTTTGGATGCAGTTGTACGCGTTACAGCAATTTTCGCAGGTGCGTTCAAAATACCAAGCGGTTTTCCAATACCGTTACCAGTCAAGAAAGCTACATCTTCTTCGAAAGCGATTGTTTGCGCGAACAGGTCTTGAAGCAATCCGCCCATTGAAACAATTGCATCATTGTTCAATTCATCGGACGATTCAACGTAACCGATCAATTTATTAGCTTCCAAAGTAACTTGTTTGAATTTCGGTGCGCTTGCTGTTTTGGTTTCTGCTTCGCCTGTCCAGTAAGCCGCAACGCCACCAAAGATGGAACCTGCCGCATTACTCGCAACGTTTAGCGCTGGCATTTTCAAAATGTTGCTGTTCATGTTTAGAACGCGTGCGCCGCTTCCGCGGACAACCGAACGTTCCAAACGTACTTGTGCAACTTCATTCATAAACTGCTCAGGAACCAAGAAACCGCCATCCACGCCAGTGGATTCGCCCAACGCTTTACGCGTCATTTCGCGTAATCCTGCATCACCTTTACGCGCTTTGACCAAAAATTCGCCAAAAGTTTCTTTGCGCTCTGGTGCTGTAAACGCGGATTTTTTGGATTGCTCGGACAGTTCCGCTTTTGTTTTCTCTAATTCCGTTTGGAATTTGGAGAAAAGCGCGTCTGCGTCTGCATTATCTTTCGCTTGATTGTTAAGGCGCTCCATCAGGCGATCCTCTAACGATTTTAATTCCATTTTGCTCGCGCCATTGGAAAGCGCTTCGCCGATTGCTTGTTGGATTTCTTTGATTGCATCCATCGTTTTCACTCCTTCAAGTTGTGTTGTTTTTTGGTCTTGCCATGATCCGATACAAATGGCGTATCGTTGGTCATTCTCTGCATAATCCGATACCATTGTCGGATCGCTCATGCACGAACCAATGAATTCCTGTTCGTTTTGTCCTGCTCGCGGTTTAGGAATTGGCATTTTTGAACCCTCGAATCATTTGCAGGATTGCTTGCACTTCTTTTTGTTCATCATCGCTTTTTTGAGTGGATACCTCCGGCTCAAGTTGTGCGATTAATTCGTTCAATTTTTGAATCGCGTTTTTGATTTCACCAATATCAGCACTTTTCACTTCGTACAAAAGTTCACTAAGCGACTTTGCAGAAGTGATCCGCGCCTTTTCATTTGCCGCAAAAGTTACAGGTGAAAACTCCCATAGTCGCAACTCTTTAAGCATACGATTTTTTGATTTGTACTCGTCTTTGATTATATCATATCCAATCGACATTTCGTCGATCACACCATCACGCATTAACTCCATTGCTTTACGCCCTGTATCGGTCATGCTTATTTTAGCTTTAATATATAACCCTTTTGAATCCTGTTCCATAGCAATCGGCTTTCCAATCGGCTCGCTTGTATCGTGTTGCCATAACACCTTCACGCGTGCGCTATTCTCTTTCAGTGTTTTCGTGAACGCGCCTTGCTCGATAATGTCACCGTATGAATCAACGTTGCCAAAATAGGCGGCGTATCCTTCAATGGTGTTATCGCCAGCCGCTTTTAACTCGAATCTACTCGCTTTGTATTGCATGATTTACACCTCCGTTTCTCTTTCTCTAACATAGCCTACCGCGCAACGACAATTGATTCGTTCACGCGCTGACAATTCCCAATCTGCAGGATATTCACCTTGCGACTGTCCAACGCGGAATTTCGCTGTCAACGCAATTGCTGGATGGCTAGACATTTCAGCGTGGGTATCTCTTGTGTCACCGTCTTGAGTAGGAATCCATATTTTCAGCAACCTTGCGCCAAATTCGGATTCCGCTTGCTGTGCCCCTGATAGGCTCCCTTTGTTTGCGGCGGTCATTGTTTCTGTTCGTGCGATGGTTTCTGACCGATTCGGGATAATCTGATCTAAATACAATTGACCGATAGCATAGGCGATGGTGTCCGGCGTTTCTTCATCGCCAATTGCCCAACCTGCATTAATGCCCATCATAATAATATTTTTAATTTCGGAACGCGTCGTGTCGTCAATCAGCACAACCGCATTTCCAACGTTCACCGTAATCCAGTAAAGCAAATCATCCGTATAGGCTTCGAACGCTTTGCTGTGCATCTTCTCGCGGCTTAAATCGTTGTACTGCTGTTTGCCGAAATGGTCAATCACCGCACGATTCATAGCAATTAAAATGTTGCGCAAATCTTTAGTCGTCGTTGTGACAACTTGATCCGTCAAGCGCTCAGCTTCAAATGGCGATGCACCTTTTAACTTCTTCATTAGGACATCTTTTTGTTCGCCAAAATAGCGCTTGATTTCTCGTTGCGTTTTTTGGATATAGCGCTCACGTTCTGCATCAATACGTTTCCAGTACATCTTCATCTCGTCAGGCGACATATCGACTGATTTCTTTTGCTTGTCCTTTGCTTCTTGAATAACAGATTTCATATGATCCAATCCGCGCGATCCAACCATGTGCCATTTGACCTGCGCAATAACGCCAGCTAAACGATGATCCCGATAATGACGCGCTGACCACGCTTCACGCATCCGAATTATCTCAATATCGTTCGGAGTCAATTCGTCAGCACTTTTGCCTTCGTTACGAACGCGGCGAATGACTCGGTAGGTATCGTTTCCTTGAATGTTTCCACCTTTTGCCCAAATATCGGGAAAATTGTTGCGTAAATCTTCGGCATAGTCCAGTGGAAACAATTCAAACTGACTGTTAGCAAGCGAAACGGTTTTATCTTCTCCGCTTACCGGAAAGTTTGTAGCTACTTTTTTTTTTGCAATTTCAATTATTATTTCTGTTGCTTCTTCTTCCTCGTCGCCATCTTCCAGTTCGACTTCTTCCGGCTCTTCCATTTCCTCCGGCTCAACCTCTTCCGGCTGTTGAATTGGCGCTGGTTGTTCGACTTCTTGAAGCGGCGCTGTAGCTGTTCCGACTGCTAACTCATTAAAATAAAGATTACCTGAAACTGGATCATCTTCATAATCTAGTGCATAGCGCCCTTCGTTGCGTTTAATCAGTCCGGCTTTCCATAGTTCGCGGATTCGAGTAGCTTTCTTGTCCTCGTTTTCTTTCAGCGCTCCAACGCCAGTTAAATCATATTTCAAAACGAGTGAATCCGAATAACGCGGCAACAAGTCAGACTGCAACTTGTCTAAGATATGATCCAAATAGCGACTAATAACGGTATTTTCCCAAAAGGCTTTTTGCGCTTCTCCGTAATTTGAATACGTCTGTCCTT